AAGCCTTTCAGATGCAGAAACTCTTCGAACGAGATGCACGAGGAGGGACAAGATATACTGAAATTCTCCGTGCTCATTTCGGCGTTACTTCTCCTGATGCTCGTCTACAGCGTCCTGAATACTTAGGCGGTTCTTCAACTCGTATTATTATTAACCCAGTACCTCAGACTGCGTCATCTGATGCTACAAGCCCGCAGGGTAATTTGGCGGCTTTCGGTCTTACAGCTGACAGTAAAGGCGGTTTTACAAAGTCTTTCGTTGAACACTGTGTAATTAT